TAAATAAGGATAAAAAGTAATGGCTAAGTCTGTAGATAAAATTACGCTTTTATTAGATTTAAAAGGTTTTAAAGCTGTTAAAGGTCTTGGTCAAGATTTCAATAAATTCAAAAGTACAGTTAAGTTAAGCGCAAGAGAGGTAGATAAAGTTGTTAAAGGTTTAACTAAATTTCATGGCAATACAAAATTAAGCACTAATGCGTTAAGAGGTCAAATCAGTGCATTAACAAGATTAAAAGATAATGTTGGTATTAATACTAAGGCTTATAAAAGACTTAGTGCTGCTTTAGAGCAAGCAAAAAATAGAATGAATCAACTTACTACTGCTCAGAAAAAGCAAGGTAAGTTTAGTGGACTAAGGGCTGGAGCTGGTGCTGCTTTACTTGGTGCTACAGGTCAGTTTTTACCTCAAGGAGCGCAAATAGGAGGTATAGCAGGTTTTGCTAAAAGTGGAGTAAAAGGAGCAATTCAAGGAGCAGGAATTGGCCTTGCTGTTGATGCTGTAGCAGGTGGAGTTCAGTTTGCTAGGCAAGCTGCGATACAAGCATCACAAGTACAAAAATTAGAAATAGCCTTAAGAGGTGCAGTTAAAACAGAAGCAGATTTTGAAAAAGGTTTAAAAATAATTGCTGATACATCTAAAAGATTAAATGTACCTATAGCAGCATCAACCAAACAATTTACAACTTTAGCTGCTTCTGTTGTAGGTGCAGGTGGATCTATTGAAGATGCTCAAGTTGTTTTTGAGGGAGTTTCAAACTCAATTAAGGCAACTGGTGGTAATGCAGAAGATGTGCAATCAGCGATAAGAGCGATGAGTCAGATATTCGGAAAAGGCAAGGTGTCAGCAGAAGAGTTGCAGGGTCAGCTGGGTGAAAGATTGGCTGGTGCGGTTGTAAAATTTGCAGAAGCAAATGGTAGTAGTTTGCAGAAATTACAAAAAGACTTAAGGGATGGAACAGTTGGATTAGATCAAGTTATTAAGTTCGCACAAAAATTAAATATTGATTTTGCAGAGACAGCAGAAAAAGTCGCAAATTCATCAGCAGATGCGGGTCAAAGATTGCAAACACAAATACAAAATTTATCAATAACAATAGGTAAAGATTTAATTCCTATTGGAGCTGCTCTTCAAAAACAATTTTCAGAGATACTTAAAGGTTTTGCAAGTGCTGATGGTGCTGTTAAGGCTTTAACTGAAACTATAAAAGCTCTTGGTGGTTTTTTAGTTGTAACAGTAGCTCTTGTAAGAACACTAGTAAGAATTTTAGCGGATATGGTTAATATTATTAATCATATAGCTGTAGGTCAGTTTGATAAAGCATTTTTAATAGCTAATAAAGGTTTTAAAGACCTAAAGAAAAACTTTGATAAAGACATGGCTGCTTTAAATGAAATCAGACTTGGAGCACAACCACCAGAGGCGGGTGAAGGTAGTGGATCTAATACAACAACAGAGGGCTTGCCTAAATTAACTGAAGATTCATCTAATAAAGCACAAAAGATTTTAGATGATTACGCAAAATCTGTTAGAGATGTTAATTCTCAAATAGCAAATTCTTTTGTAAATACATTTAAAAAACTTGAAGATAGTCTTGTTGAATTTGTACAAACTGGAACATTAAATTTTAAAAAACTTGCTCAATCTATTATCTCTGACATAACAAGAATATTTATCAGGTCACAAATAATAGCTCCATTGACAGGAGGACTTGGAAATATATTTGGTGGTGGTAAGAAAAGTGTTACAAGTAATCTCAGTGGTATATTTAGTTCTGGATCAACATCATTTAGAACAGATTTAGGCGGTTCACTTACATCTTTTGGTAGTTTCAACCCTTCAACAACATCTTTTATTAAAAATCCTTTTAAAAATGCAGATGGAAATGTTATTGCAAACAACAAGATTGTTCCGTATGCAAAAGGGGGATTAATAGACCGTCCAACCATATTTCCACTAGCAGCGGGAGCAGCTTTGGCAGGAGAAGCGGGTGTTGAAGCAATCATGCCTTTGCGTAGAGGTAAGAATGGAAAACTTGGAGTAGAAGCAACTGGTGGTGGTATTGGAAATATTGTTGTAAATGTAGATGCATCAGGCTCATCTGTAGAGGGAGATGAAAACAATGGTAGACTTCTTGGCGAAGTATTAGCATCTGCTATACAATCACAATTATTAGAAGAAAAAAGACCTGGAGGATTATTAGCATAATGGCTGCTTTCCCAACCACACCTCAACCTAGTTTTCCTGTTAAAAAAAAATCTGAGCCAAGAATAAGAACAGTAAAATTTGCCGATGGATTTGAACACAGAATTGTTTTTGGATTAGCAGAACATCAAAATCCAAAAGAATTTACTTTTATATGGAAAAACATATCGGAATCAGAAAGTGATGTTTTAGAAAATTTTCTAGATGCTCGTGCATTAGATGGTGCAAGTTTTACATATACACCACCAAATGAATCAAGTTCAATGAATTTTAAATGTCCTAAATGGAATAAAGATATGCGATTTCCTACAAAAGCTACAATTACAGCAACATTTATTGAAGTATTTGAACCATGACTGTTGCTACCGTTTGGACAGCTAATACGTCAAAGTCTTTAGGAGATATTGTTTGCCCTACAAATGTAGTGGGAGGAGTATTTTTTCGAGTTATAACAGCTGGTACAACTGGATCAGGAGAGCCATCATGGACAACAATTATAGGAGAAAGTGTTTATGACGGTAACGTTGTTTATGAAACATATAGTAGTATTTTTAATGACATTTCAAAGATAAATCCGACTTCTATTATTGAATTGTTTGTTTTAACTTTAAAAACAAATTTACATGGAACTAATGTAGGAATCCCTTTAAGTAATAACGAAACTAATATTTATAGATTTCATACTGGAACTAATCATACAAATCAAAATATTCAATGGGCAAATAAAAAATATGAAAGATTCCCAATTATTGTTGAAGGTTTTGCTTTTAAAAAAGGTCAGCTACCTAGACCAAAACTCATAGTAAGTAATGCTCAAGGAACGATATCAGAAATTCTTGATGCGGTAAATATAATTACAGTAGGTAATGATTTAACAGGTGCTACTGTTGCAAGAATAAGAACATTAGCCAGATTTATTGATAATCAAAACTTTAGTAACAATAATCCTTTTGGAACTCCCGACCCAAATGCAGAGTTTCCTAGAGAGATATACACAATAGATAGAAAGGCTACAGAAAATAGAGAAGTTGTTGAATTTGAACTAGCAGCAGTTTTTGATTTAGCTGGTATAAAAATACCAAAAAGACAATGTACTAGAGATTTATTTCCTGCTATTGGTACGTTTATACAATGAGTTGGCAAGATAAAGCATTGGTTCATGCGAAAGACCAAGATCCTAAAGAATCTGTAGGATTACTTTTAAATATTCGAGGCAAAGAAAGATATTATCCTTGTGAAAATTTAGCAATAACATCGCATCAACACTTTATTCTTAATCCAGAAGATTATGTAAAAGCAGATAATCTTGGTGAGATAACTGCTGTAATTCATAGTCACCCAATTTCTAGTCCAGAACCTAGTCAGGCAGATAAAGTAAGTTGTGAGCAGAGTAAATTACCGTGGTATATTGTTAATCCAAAAACAGAAGAGTGGGCATATTTAGAACCAACAGGCTATGAAGCACCTTTATTGGGTAGAGAATGGGTGTGGGGTGTCACTGATTGTTGGAGTTTAGTTGTTGATTATTATAAAAAAGAAAAAGGAATAGTTTTAAAGGATTATGAAAGAACAATGACAGCAGATGAGTTCTTATTCGATCCATTATTTGAAAGTTATGCTTGGCGAACAGGATTTAGAGAATTGAGGCCAGATGAAAGATTACAAGAGGGTGATGTCTTATTAATGTCTATCATGTATCCAACTTTAAATCATGTAGCAGTTTTTTTAGGAGATATGGTTTTACATCATTTAGCAGATAGACTATCTTGTAGAGAGCCTTACTCTGAATGGTTGTTAAAATGTACTGGTAAGAGGTATCGCTATGCTCAGAACAGTTAAACTTTATGGGGACTTAGCAGAATTTGTTGGATATAAAGAGTTAGATGCAGTCGTAAACTCTACTGCCGATGCTATAAAATTTTTAATAACTAATTTTGAAGGAATAGAAACGCACATGGCAACTCGCCATTATCAAGTGTTAGTTAATAATTATGAAATAGGTGAAGAAGATATTCATAATCCTATAGGACAATCAGATATTAGTATTGTTCCTGTTATTACTGGTGCTGGTGGTAATACAGGTAGATTTTTACTTGGTGCTGCTCTTATAGGTTTTGCGATTGCATCAGGTGGAGCAGGTTTTATGGCTGGAGGAAGTTTTGGTTTTGGATCTACTCTGACTACTGCTGCTGGAGCAACTAAATTTAGTTTTGCTGCATTAGCTGGAAATATTGGTATTGGTCTTACTCTAATGAGTGTTAGTGAACTATTATATTCTCACCCTAACCCAAAAGATTTTAACAACGAAGAAGATCCTAGAATATCTTTTAGTTTTTCTGGAGTACAAAACACTTCAAGGGCTGGAACTAGCATACCTTTATGTTATGGAGAGATAGTCACTGGATCGGTTGTAATTTCAGCAGGCATTGACACACAGCAAATTATCGCAGGAGAAGCGTAATGGTTAAAATTATAAGAGGTTCTAAGGGACAACCTGCTCCAAGAGAACCAGAAAGAGCCGAAGATACTCTTAACAGTAAAGAATTTGCTACGATTCAAGATTTGTTATCTGAAGGAGAAATAGAGGGTTTTGCAACACCATCTAAAAAAGGTATTGCTCGTAATAATGCAAATTATAATAATGCTTGTTTAGCTGATATTTTTTTAAACAATACTTCTGTTTTGAATATTAGTCCAGATAATCCAAATTTTACGACTAAATTAAATAATTTAACTGATACAGACTTTAGTTTTGAAGACGTTACTTTTTTTCCTAAATTTGGAGAAAATAATCAAAAACCTGTATCTAATTTAGAAAATGCAAATCTACAAAAAACATCAAATACTGTATTAACAAATTCGGCTGTTGTTACTACATCTTCATTTGTTGATAGTCCTGATCTTTCTTTAGGAAAACACGCAGTAGAAGTAACAATACAATTTTTAGCATTACAAAAATTTGAAAATAATGGCGATATTTTAGGAACAGAAGTTAATTATCAAATTTTATTAGAAACTAACAACAGTAATAATTTTGTTGTAATGGTAAATGAAACAATTACAGGTAGAAGTAAGGACTCATATTCAAGAGAACATACAATTAACTTACCTAATGATACTTTTGGAAATGCAAACTACACTCAGGCAAAAATAAGGGTAAAAAGAATCACTGCTGATAGCGACCCAGATCTGATTCAAGATACGTTTGGTGTTTCCAGAATAGAAGAAGTTGTATATACTCCTCAGAGTTACCCTGATTGTGCCTATTCAACATTAAGAGTAAGTGCAGAACAGTTTAGCTCTGTTCCACAAAGAGCTTTTCGTATCCGTGGAATAAAAGTAAAAATTCCAGGTGCAGGTGCTAATAATACAGGTACTCCAACTGTTGATATAGCTACAGGTAGAATTGACTATCCTGATAATTATATTTTCAATGGAACTATGGGTGCTGCTGTATGGTGTACCTGTCCTGCAATGATATTGCTAGATGTTCTAACAAACCAAAGATATGGATTAGGTGTTCATATCTCACCAGATCAGTCTACTGATGAAAAATTATATGAAAATATAGATTTATTTAGTTATGTACAGGCATCTAAGTATGCAAATGCAGAAATAACATTAGATGATGGAACAAAAGAAGCTAGGTTTGCTTGTAATGTTTGCATACAGGGAACAACAGAAGCATTTACCTTAATAAATGAATTAGCTGGAGTTATGAGGGCTTTTCCTATATGGCAAACAGGTTCAGTAACACTTGCTCAAGATAGTCCAACCGATCCAAGCTATTTGTTTAGTTTGGCTAACGTAACTGAAGCTGGTTTTTCTTATTCTGGAAGTAGTTTAAAACAAAGACACTCTGTAATATCTGTAAGTTATTTCAATATGGATAGTAGAGAAATAGATAATGAAGTTGTTGAGGATTCTACTGCTATAGCAAAACTGGGAATTATTAAAAAGACAATAAAAGCATTTGCTACAACATCAAGAACGCAAGCTATAAGATTGGCTAAAGCTGTATTATTTAGTGAACAACAAGAATCTGAAGTTGTTAATTTTACAACATCTGTAGATGCAGGTGCAATAGTAAGACCTGGAAGCGTAATTGCTATTAGTGATCCTGTTCGGGGACTTCAAAGACGATCTGGAAGAATTAAAAGTGCTACAACTACAGCTATTACAGTGGATAATTCACAAGACTTATCTTCATTTGCAGGTTTAAATAGAGAATTGAGTGTAATATTACCTGATGGTAAAGTTGAAACAAAAACTGTACCTACTGGTTTAAATGGCATAACAAATAATAACACTGTTATAAACGTAAGTTCCGCATTTTCACAAGCACCAAGTAATAATTCAATATGGGTTTTATCGAGTACAGGCAGTGGTGGCTCACCTAAGAAAACATTTAGAGTTATATCTGTAGAAGAAAAAGATGGTATTAATTATACAATCAGTGCATTAACTTATAACGCTGGAAAATATGACAATATTGAGCAAGGAGTTGCTCTTCCTGCAAGAAATTTATCCTTATTAAATCAACCAAAACCACCACCATCAGGTTTAGTTGCTGAAGAAAGAGTTATTGTAAAGAATAAACTTGCGATAGTAAAAATAATTTTATCTTGGGTATCAGTAACAGGCACAAGTCGTTATCAAGTTCAATATAGATATAATGAAACAAACTGGGTCGTTCAAGATGTATTTAGACCAGATTTTGAGATAGAAAATACTAGGGCTGGTAAATATGAATTTAAAGTTTTTTCTTATAGTGCAACTTTAAAATTATCAAACGCATCTACGAATTTTACACTAAACGCTAAAGGTAAAAGTGATCCGCCTGGTAATGTCCAAAATCTGACAATAGAACCAATTACCAATAAATTAGTAAGGCTTAGATGGTCTAAAGCTGTTGATCCTGATGTCTTACATGGTGGAAGAGTATATGTAAGACACAGTAATTTAACTAATGGATTAGGTACATTTCAAAATGCTTCTGATATTGTAGAATCTTTGGCTGGTGCAACTACAGATGTAGTAGTTCCCTATTTAGAAGGAGAATATATTTTAAAGTTTCAAGATGACCAAGGCATCTTTAGTCTTGGCGAAACTAGTGTTATACAAGACTTGCCTGACTTAATAGATACTCAAGATGTATTTGAAGACAGAGAAGATTTTGATAATCCTAAATTTCAAGGAAATAAGATTAATACGTTGGTTGACAACAGCACTGGTTTATTACGACTTACAGATCCAACAGTTGTAAAGACAGGGACATATATTCAAGATAATGCCAATCCTGTAGGTAGTGGGGTAGCTGGTACGACTATAACTATTACAAGTACATCTCATGGCATAAATGCAGGTGAAATCCTACAAATAAACTTTACTGGAGGAAATGCTTTAAGTGGAGAATATACTATTGTGTCAGTTCCAAACGCAAATACTCTTACTATTACATCAGCTAAAGCTTCTGCAACAAATGGAAATGTCAGCATAGATAGAGGATTGCGAGGCACATATGATTTTAAAGATGTTTTGGATTTAGGAGATGTTTTTTCTTTAGACTTAAGAAGAACATTACTTTCAGTTGGTTTTTTAACTGGTCAAACTATTGAAGCATTAATTCCTAATACATCACCTGAATTTGGTGGGCCTGCCGATGGTGGTTTTGATAATTATGCAACTGATGGTAATTTTGACGGCCCAGCAGCAGACCAAGCAAACTGTAAAATGCAGGTAGCAACATCTCAAACAGCATCAGGAAGTTTTGGATCGTTTAATAACTTTGCCAATGGAACATTTAAAGGTCGTAGATTTAAGTTTAGATTAGTTTTAGAAACAACTAATGTGACTCAAAATATGAATGTAACGGAAGCAGGATACATAGCGGAGTTTCAGTCAAGAACTGAACAAAATTATCGAACATCAGGTAACAATACTTCAACTTTACCTCAAGATTCTGGTACTTCTGCAAATGGTTTAGATGTTACGTTTGGAACTCCATTTTTTACGGGTTCATCGAATCAATTTAAACCATCTATAGGTATAACAATTATGGGTGCTGCTGCTGGAGAATACTTTGTAATTAAAACAGATTCAAATGGCGATTATCTTAACGCATCAGGTAGTGTTGTTACTGGCACAGGATTTAATGTAAAGATATTAGATAGTTCAAATAATCCAGTAAATAAAAAGTTTACATTCCAAGCTGTCGGATATGGCAAAGGGGTGTAATATGGAGAAAAAGATTTTTTAAATGCAAGTTGGAGATTACGATATACCTAACGCTTCGGGAGCTACAGTCCGTGGTGAATTAAATCAAATTCTTGATGCTATAAAAAGCTGCAATAGTGGTTCGAGTGATCCTGCTGGTACTGTTGAATTTATGTTATATGGTGATACTTCGGATAAAATTTTAAAAGTTTTCAGCAGTAGTAATGGTACTTTTACAGAGATAGGAAATATAGATCAAGATAATTTAGGATTACTACCGAAAAGTGGTGCAACTGCCATGTCAGGTGGTTTGCAATTAATATCTGGTGCATCAAATAATTTAGCATTAAAGTTTTCTAACGATACAGATACAGGATTATTTAGAAATAGTAGTGGATCTATAGGGATAGTTTCAAATACTGACGAGGTAGCCAGAATTGATGCTAATGGATTGCAAGTTAGAAAAGGAAAATCTCTTCAAATATACAATAGTGATAATACAAAAAGAATTGATATTGACTTTGCAGGTTCAAATGATTTGAACTTTGCGTTACCTACAGCAGATGGTTCAGCTGGAAGCTTTATGCAAACAAATGGATCAGGTCAACTTTCTTTTGCTGCAGTGGCAGGTGTTCCAAGAGGTGCTGTATTCTGTATGGCAACATCATCAGTCCCAGATGGTTATTTAGAATGTAACGGAGATAGTATTCCAAACGGTAATGGTACAGTGCAAGGTATAACGGCAGATTTTGCTCCTTTACGAGCATTGATTGGTGCGAACTTACCTGATTTAAGAGGTGAATTTGTTAGAGGTTGGGCAAGTGATACTACAGACTCAACAAGAGATCAAGGTCGAAGTATTCTTACTGCTCAATCAGATCAAAACAAACAGCATAATCACACTGCATCTTCTACTTCAAGTGTTACTGACTCAGGTCATAATCATAACCTTTTATACAATAATGGTTCTTTTGGTGGCTCATCT